CTGCAGAAGAACTCCAAGTTCCATCAGTAAATGATTTAGGTTTTGGATTAGCTCCAGATAATAAATTTATCATCCGAGCGGCTTTGCCAAATCCTGTATCAGATAAAAAGTCTGATACATTTTGTTTAATGGTTCCTACAAGTCCTTCGCCAACATTTAAGTTAGAGCCGACAGTTTCTGCAACACTTGCTGCTGCATTAGATAATTGTCCGACTGCGGCTGCTCGAACTGTTGAAAAATTTGGTGGCATAATTTTGGATACTCCTATACATTATTTAGTTGACAAAATTAAGTACATAGTTTATAATAGAGTATAACCTGGAGATAAAATGAAAAAAGTAAATTATTTAAACAATAAAGACATATTATTAGAAATACACAAGTCAAAAAGTGCATTTAGCAGTTACACAGAATCAACGTTTCACCAATATGATATAATTTTACCTACTATAGATAAGATTAACATACGTACTATTGCAGAAGCTAAACGAAATAAAGCAAAACGATTAGGTCTTGCAGAATATAATCAGAAAAAAGCCGATGGTATTAAGGTAAAACTTGCAGAATGCGAAGTAGATTACAGGAAAATAACAAAAGAAGAAATAATTTTTAGAATTATGTCTTTTGAGCATATTCCGGAAGAAAAAGGTAGAAAGAAGAATCCTAAGACTGTAGCAGATACTAGAGTTAAACTTAACTTTCCTCCATACCAACACTATAAATTTAACGAAGCTGGTGAGTTAGTAGTTGTTGGCAAAAGTCATTGGACAGGTGGAATGGAAAACGGATATTTTTCTAAAAGTGAAGGACAAGCTACACCTAAACTTGCTAATATGTGGATTAAGTTATGTGAACGATATGCTACAAGAGGTAATGTACGCGGCTATACATACAACGACGAAATGAAGGGACAAGCAATCTTACAATTAGCACAAATTGGATTACAATTTGATGAGTCAAAGTCAGATAACCCATTTGCATACTATACCGCAGCTGTAACAAATAGCTTTGTTCGAGTTATTAACTTAGAGAAACGTAATCAAAATATTAGAGATGATATATTAGAACAGAACGGAATGGATCCTAGTTATACTAGACAACATGCAGGTGAATGGGAAGCCTATATGAAACGAGAAGCAGATCATAAAAATAAAGTTAATACTTAGATTACTGTTGACTTTATTAAGAAAATGTAGTATAATAAAATAAACGTAAAGAGGATTAAATTTGTTTAAGAAAGCTGCGGTTTTTACTGACATCCATTTAGGATTAAAAGGAAACAGTAAAGTTCATAATGACGACTGCGAAGATTTCGTTGATTGGTACATAGAACAAGCACAAGCTGCCGGTTGCGAAACCGGTATCTTTTGCGGAGATTGGCACCATAATAGAAATTCGCTTAATCTTACAACTATGGATGCTACTATTCGATGTATGGAGAAGCTAGGAGCCGCTTTTGAGCAGTTTTTCTTCTTTGATGGCAACCATGATTTGTACTATAAAGATAAACGTGATGTTAATAGTACTGCTTTTGCTAAACATATACCCGGAATTACTTTTATTGATGAAATTACCACAATTGAAGATGTAACTATTGTTCCTTGGCTTGTTGGTGAAGAATGGAAGAAACTTAAAAATTTAAAAAGTAAATATGTGTTTGGTCATTTTGAACTTCCTAGCTTTTATATGAATGCTATGGTACAAATGCCTGATCATGGTGACTTACATGCAGAAGACTTTGTTAATCAAAAATATGTTTTTAGTGGTCACTTCCATAAACGTCAGCAACAAGGAGTAGTACATTACTTAGGTAATGCGTTTCCACACAATTATGCTGATGCATGGGATGACGACCGTGGCATGATGATACTTGATAGAGAAAACGATGCTGAGCCTGTTTACCTTAACTGGACAGATTGTCCTAAATATCGTACAGTAAAACTTAGTCAACTAATAGACCCGGCTCAAACTATTATTAAAAGTAAAATGTACTTGCGTGTTACAATTGATGTTCCTATTAGTTTTGAAGAAGCTAGTTTTATTAAAGAGACATTTATTAATCAACATAAATGTAGAGAAATTTCACTTATTCCACAAAAACAAGTTGAAGAAATATCTACACAATTAGATATTCAACAATTCGAAAGTGTTGATCAAATTGTTGCTGGTGAAATAGCAGCAATTGATTCGGAAAACTTTAATAAAAAAACCCTTATGGACATTTATAGCGACTTATGATAGAACTTAAAGATCTCACAGTAAAAAACTTTATGAGTGTGGGCAACCAAACTCAAGCAGTTGACTTTAATCAACAACAATTAACATTGGTGTTAGGAGAAAACTTAGATCAAGGCGGTGACGATAGCGGATCACGTAACGGTACAGGTAAGACTACTATTATTAATGCATTGTCGTATGCATTATACGGGCAAGCACTAACTAATATTAAACGAAATAACCTTATTAACAAAACTAACAGTAAAGGCATGTTAGTTACATTACATTTTGAAAAGAATGGTGTTAATTATCGTATTGAACGTGGTCGTTCACCTAATGTACTCAAGTTCTTTGTTAATGAGCACGAACAAGAAATGACAGACGAGTCGCAAGGCGATAGTCGTAAAACACAAGAATTCATTAACGAGTTGTTAGATATGTCGCATGATATGTTTAAACACATTGTTGCATTAAATACATATACAGAACCTTTTTTAAGCATGCGTCAAAATGATCAACGTGCTATCATTGAACAGTTGCTAGGTATTACTATTCTTAGTGAGAAAGCAGAAGCCCTTAAAGAACAAACACGAAAAACTAAAGATGCTATCCAAGAAGAAACATTAAAAATTAATGCTATTCAAACTGCTAACGAAAAAATTAATGCAACGATTGAAAATTTAAAAGGTACGCAACGTGCTTGGTTATCTAAAAAAGGACAAAGTGTTAATAAACTACAACTAGGATTATCTGAATTAGAACACGTAGATATTAATATAGAATTAGAGTTGCACGAACAACTTTCAAATTGGACACAACATAATAATTCTATTTTGGCTCTTAATAAAGAAAAAAGCACGTTAGAAACTGCACAAGTACGTGCAAAAGCTAGTGTTGAAAAAGTACAAAAAGACATTGCAAACCTTGAAGAAGCTACTTGTTATACCTGCGGTCAATCACTTCATGCAGACAAAAAACAAGAAATTCTTGACAAGAAGATGAAAGAGTTGCAAGATGCAGACACATATTATTTAGAAATTAATACAAAACTAACTGATGTATTAGACGGTCTTAATAAGATTGGTGATATTAACGGAAAGCCTACTACATTTTATGAAACTGCTAAAGAAGCATACGATCATAGAACTAATGTAGATAGTTTAAAACAAGCATTAACTAGTAAGGAACAAGAAATAGATCCTTACCAAACACAGATCGATGAGCTTACTGCAACAGCAATGCAAAATATTGATTGGTCTCCAGTTAATGACCTTACAGATTATAAAGATCATCAGGACTTCTTGTTAAAGCTACTTACAAACAAAGATAGTTTCATTCGTAAGAAGATTATTGATCAGAACCTAGCATACTTAAACAACAGACTTACTTATTTCTTAGATAAATTAGGATTACCACATCAAGTTGTATTTCAAAACGATCTAACTGTTGAAATTACACAACTTGGTCAAGACTTAGACTTTGATAACTTGTCAAGAGGCGAACGTAACAGACTTATTCTTGGTATGAGCTTTGCATTCCGTGATGTTTGGGAGAGTTTATATCAAAAGATTAACTTGTTGTTCATTGATGAGTTAATTGATAGTGGTATGGACACTGCTGGTGTTGAAGGAGCTCTTGCTGTACTTAAAAAGATGGGTCGTGAAGGTGACAAAAATGTTTACCTTATTTCGCACAAAGATGAGTTAATAGGCAGAGTTAATCATGTTATGCGTGTTGTTAAAGAAAACGGATTTACTAGTTACGCAAATGATATTGATATTGTAGAGTAGGTAAAAAAATCTAATGGAAGACGATACACACGATCAATTAACTAAAGCATACTTAGAATATTTTAAGGCAAACGAGAAATTTGAGGCAAAGTTATCAATTCGAACCCATGCATCAAGCAGACGCTGGTTAAGAAAAATTAGAGAATTAGCAAAATTAAGGCAAGAAGAAATACATCAGATGTATAAAACCAAGAAAGAGGCTGAAAAGCAATAGGCAACGATAAGTATACTCATGCAGTGGACTTATCAAGGTAACACAATAGACGAAATACCAAACGAGTATGAAGGCTTTGTTTATCTTATTACCAACACCACTACAGGTCAAAAATACATAGGCAAGAAACTAGCAAAGTTTAAAACTACTAAGCCACCACTCAAAGGCAAGAAAAATAAACGTCGCGGAACTAAAGAAAGTGACTGGAGAGAATACTATGGCTCCAGTGATAGACTGAACGCAGACGTTGTAACACTAGGCGCAGATAAATTTACACGAGAAATACTATACCTATGTAAAGGTAGGGGCGAAATGTCCTACATAGAGGCAAGAGAGCAGTTTGATAGGCGAGTACTTGAAACAGATGATTACTATAATGGTATTATTAATGTTAGAGTCGGCGGATCAGACAAACTCAAACAGGCATTACTAGAATACCACATACAGGCAAAACAAACCAACACTTAAGGTTGGCGGGCCAGTTTAGTAACTCCGCTGTGGAAAAAGCTCTCGTATAGAAGCACACGTACATATTGATCGACACACCAGAGTGTGGAAGCCATCAAACAAATTGGGCTTACAGGTTGATATAGATTGCATGTTGGCAGTCGAAAAACACAACATAGTTTGTAAAAACCCTTTAGCAACAGGAACGAAGCGGGGGAATATTGTTACATATAATGTACATTAACTAGCTTAATGTATCCTTTATGTTACATAATGTCGATGTAGGTTGGGAAAGATTAGAGCCCATCAAACTTGTGTATAAAAAATTACCTACTTCCGAATCTCGGCTGTGACTACTCACATAAAGTTTTTGAGATTAGATGGAACCGTAACAGGTTCCGTCTGACTAAAACAATCTACATAAAGCAATTACAATGTTACTACGTAACATTGCTCTTTATATTAAATTAAATAAATTAGTTTGAGCGTTAGCGATAAACTAAATGAGCTTTAGCTCATTTCTGTTAGATATACAATATCTAACAAGTACAATCGTTAATGTAGTTCAGGATCACGGCCAAAGCCTTTCCTAACATCTGATGTTTCAATAGTTTCGTAATACAACTCGTGATCTGGATATATATATTTGAATGAGTTTATAGATGATTCAACATGACAAAACTGGTATATCGTACCGAGCTCTGTTATAGAACTATCTAATAGTGATTTTTTATATATAGTGTAATGTTTGTTCATGGTAAGAGTATTTAATGTATATAGCCGACATAAATACTACTAGTTAATAATATTGGAACGCAAATGAAAGTTTTAGAAGTAATACAATTTGAAAACGATTACGAACAACAACGCTTAGATGAAGCGATAATTATCTCAAGTATTTTAATAGGACTTGCTGTTAATGCCCTATTAGGTGTAGCTGTTGATATTGGTGTATCTGCTTATAAAGACTGGGCAGACTCTAAATCTATGAAAAGATTCAAACCTACTGGTAGCCATATCCCTGATGAAACTACTATAACAGACAAAAGAATGAAATCAGTCTACAATGCTAGAGACGGTAAATGGGCGGTGCATGATAAGGTTAATGGAAAGTGGCAACCCCGGTTAAGGGCCAATGGCGTATCTTTTTTTGCAAAAATATCACCTGAACAATTAAAAAACGCTATTAAACGTAAAGCTATATCATTTCCTAATCAACTTGCTCTGTTAAATACTATTCAACAATTTAACGTTTCTAGTAAAAATCCTGAAGGTGCTGCAAAATTTGCTCAAACAGGAACTAAACTATCAGACGCTATATTTAAAGAAGAAATGCGAGCTAAAGGACAAAAAGTTCCTAGGGTAGCACTTGGTGCCTTTAAAAAGACTAGTGGTCTTGTTGCTAAAATGTTTACTGCAAAAGGATTGCGGGTAATTGCTTTTATAGGTCCTGTTATGTTATGGATACAAGTTGTAACATTAAAAAACTGGTATGTAAAAAAATTAAATTGGAGTGACTCATTAGATGATGATGCTCAAGGATTTATAAAAGAAGACGGAACCACTTACGGTCAGGATGACTATGATAAAGATATCTTAGCCCTTAGAGAAATGTTTACTGTGTATGCACTAGCATGGCTAGCTGCCGGAGGAATACAAGCAATTGTTACAGGATTATTTTGGATAGCTGCTACACGAAAAAATAGAATAGTAGCAGATTATAACGAACGCGGTGTAGATAAAAAATGGGCAATTCGGTTTGGGAAAATGCTTGCTAAAGGGTTTGGCCTAGTTGGCAAAGCCATTAAATATGGATCAGCTGCTACCACAGTCGGCATGGCATACACAGCGTTTAATCCTACACTAGCAGAAAGTTTAGTTAATAAGATTGCAGATTTTATGGAACTTACAGCTGGTTCAGGAAGATTTTTTAATTTTAAAGCAACCACGTTTGCAGGATATCTAGCTGATACTTGGTTTGATCTAAATTATGAAGAACTAATGAGTAAGTATATGGGTTTAGCAACAATAGCTGATGAAGAAAAAGTTGATGCTCAAGATAAGTTTAATGCTAGAAACATTCCAGTGGATCTAAACAAGAAAGATCCGCTTGACTCGCTTAATTGATTAAATAACAGGCATACCTGTAGTTTTAGCGTTCTCAATGTTAGATAATACTATTTTATTCATAATTTCAAAATCTTCTAAATCAGTATCGTGTAATAAAACCCAAGAATCAACGCCACCACGCATGTACCAACATAATTGATACACTTCGTGTTTTATACCTTTAATCTCGGTTTCAAAGTCTTTGGCTAATTCTGTGAGATCAGAATCGGGTGTAGTAATTAGCCTTGTGCGAAAAAATTTGAATAGTCCATTTCTATATTTAAATCTGCTTCGTGTCCACAAGTTGAACATGTTGTTTTTGTTGTAGGTACAGCAAACGCTAGATTATTTTCTATTAACATTTCTTCAACTTTATTATAAAATTTGCTTTCTGAAGATTTTAAAAATTCTGAAATAGCATTTTGATTTTTTTCTACTTCACCGTTAATTTCAATTGTTGCAACTGATGTAGATACTGTACTAACTTTTAAATTATTTAATTCATCGTACACTTGTTGTGTTGCTTCGGCTTGTACATCTTCATCTTCCATTAATGGAATAGACTGTACTAACTTCCTCTGACATTTAAAGTTAAATTTATTAATTTCATTAAGTTCTTTATAATTTAATGGTCTTAATGTAAATTTAACATTATCGAGCTCAAATTCATCAATAAACACTCCGCCACTAAAATGACCAATCATATTTTGTAAATCAACTTCATATTTGTTTTCTTCACTACACTCAGTACATGTATTATTAACACTAATGCTATCGCCGTAGCTGGCCATACGTATTGCACTTAATATAGTATAAACATCTGTCATAGGAATTTCCCATGGATTCTTAATACTAGGAATACAATTTTTGATAACACTAGCAGTTGCATTACCACTTAGTAATGTGTCTGGTGTTTTTGTTGCAATCTCGTCACTAGCTGTCATACTGTAAACTTCTAACTCAGTG